GAATTTTACCACCAACCTGACCATAATTATTCACAATAATTGGGTCGTCATTAACAGTCATAACACTGACTTGCCATTCCTGAATTGCACCTGTGCTGGTTTTCTTATAGAGTTTTGGAAACTCTTTCACTAATTTTTCAAAATCGTTTGTTATCATTTGTTTTTATTTAAGTATTCATGAAACCATCTGTACAACATGTACGGATATATATTATGGTCTGCAAACCCATAGAGTCCACAGCTAAAAAAATCGTGACATTCAATCACAAAAGTCAGTTGATGATTATAAACAACACCAACGTCAAGTGTATAAGCAATTGGTGCTGATTTATATGCATCAATCATTGTTTTAATTGTGTCGATATTTGGAAATAATTCGAAATCTCCACTGTAATTTTGCAATCCAACTAATTTACCTTTATGAACAAAAGCACGCCATTCACTTTCAATACGAATTTCTTCTGAAAATTGATAATCACCTTCGGGTAACGGATATGTGCTGTCAATAATTTCTTTAAAACCTTTTATATGGTCATTTGATTTAACGAATCGTTTATCTAATATGTCAAGCATATCGTAGTGAGGACCGTTAAAAATTCCACGTAGAGCGAAATCAAATAATTCTTCTGGAACATTAATCGGTAACGGGGTTGGGATTCCAAATCGTTTCATCCACGACAACACGAATTCCACACTACCCACTGGTACGTAATGCTCGTGAAATGGTGAGAAAAACCACACATTATCATTGGCGAGACAATTGATATACTTCACGGTTATAGCATTTTTGTCTTGCTGTAACCATTTCTGAAACCGCACAGATTCAAGTAATGTAAAGCTGAAATCATGTCTGACCTCACGGTCTATTTTTTGTATTAAAAATCTCATAACGAACTTTTGTATTTGATTGATAATTGATGTGTTTGAGCAACTCTTTCCAATGGTGCTAATTTTAATGCTTTAAATATATCATCGACATTATCTGTGATTTCCGTTGTCCACCACTTATTTTTTCCAAAAGATAATTCATATACTGGTTCATCTTCGGTATATCTAATTCCAGTCACAATTCCAGAAATTATTCTTACACCAAATATTCCATTATCAAGAATTCCATATTTTGGTTTACCAATATTTTCCATATTATTTTGGTGCAAAATTAGTGTCTAACCAATAAACTGTTGGTGCTGCATCTTCATCGCCACCATAAATTTCTTTCACGTATTCCTGACGAGTATCTTCCCATGAACCGAAATCATACCACCAGCCTTCTGGTAGAAATTGTTTGGCAGCAGCTTCTGTTTCTTGTTTACCTTTAAATATAAAGGTTTCTTCACACATCAAAACTGTAATGCCTATTGGTTTGAAACCAGCAGCTTGAATTTCTTTCAGCAACACACTATTTGGTGTGCCGTAATTTAAACCATATTCTTCATCAATTATCTGTGTCATAACTATCAATTTTATCATCATTATAACCATTCTCAGACCAACTACCGTACTTGAACCTGATTCCACAATACCTTGGAATATCTGTCCAATCAACCTCAACGAGTTTCCCTTCTTTCGTAACAGGAATCCTTGCAGGTACTTGGTCTAAACAGGTAACTACCATGTTTCTTGAGGATTTTGGATTTTCGTATGTATCACAACCCACAGCATATTTCAATATATCCAAATCCAATACTGTTTTTCTGAACTCACCTTGGAAACCATCACTACTGTTGGTCTCGTTGGGGTTGTCAATGATATATGAATTATCAAGGTCTCCGTTGGTCATATGACCATTACCGTGTCTGGTTTGATAGGCTCTGGTGATATAATATGTATCAATACTGGTATCGAAAGGCATTTCCTTAATGAGTTCCAAGGCATTCTTTGCCGTTGTATTACTTCTAGTAACATTGGGAAAGAAACCGTAATCCATGTCAAGCATAATCCCCTGACCACCTTCAAATATAAGGTCACGGTCATATAATCCCTTAAGACTATACATAAACTGATATCGTTGAACCAAATCATCACAAGCCACTAGAAAATCTTCATACATTTTTTTCGTTGTGGCGTTTTGATGTTCGTGCTGGGGGTCGAAATTCAACCTATAATACTTATTGATAATATTTTTAAGTTTTGCATTACGGATTTCAGGATATAGTAAGTCACGGACATACAGATGATAATGGTCATCATTCCTCTGAATGGTTTGACCAAATCCAACACCAACACTACCATGATTGTTTATATCATTATTCCTGATGTTTTGTAGTATATCAAAAGGTGTGGTCACCATTGCATTTAAGTCGAAATAAACTTCTGGGAGAATTCCCATTTCACGTAAGACCCTACCTTCTTTCAACACACCTGTTGGACTTACAGTACAAAACCTAGACCAAAATGTCGGTACGCCTTGAAGTGTGCCAGAACCGAAGTTCGAAAATATATGACGTTTATCACCAATCACAACGGTGTGTCCGACTTGGTGTCCACCATTGAATCGTACAATTAATGGTTTCTCTTTTGTTGTACATTTGTAATTGACGAACGCACCCTTACCTTCGTCTCCAAAAAGTGTCCCTAAAACGATATCAATATTTTTCATAAATTAATTTTCACTAGGATTTTCAATTACTGTATAACCCCAATCACGCAAAATTTCACGCACAACATACCAATCACCATTAAATTCTAACGCATCAATTGTTGATTGTTTCGCATCAGAATTGAAGTTAATTGTAACCTCATTGATTTCATCATAATATGTTTTGGGTTCAATCATAATGCAATTATACGAAAACTATTTTAATTTGTTACAAAAAAAGGGAACTAATTTTCATCAGTTCCCTTTTTTATTATAAACAGTTCATCTTACAACTTGATAACACCGTCATCACTTGCCGATACAATCGAACCTGTGACAACTGTTGCCAGAGCCGTAGTAACCAAACCAGCAGTTTTCGCATCGAATTTACTGGTAACGTCTTTGATATCAACACCGTGTTGAACAGCAATCAGAGTCGAAATGGTTGCACAAATTGCACTGTAGTCATCCAATACAATAAGCCTTTCACCAAGCATATCTCTCCAGTAACCCAAAACTTGTGGGTCATCCCTGTAACTAGCTTCGTTCACATGGATATGATACACATTATAAAGCCTCTGTGCTTCTTCAAGCAGTTGCTTATCAGTAACACCCTCATTTGCTTCACCACCGAAAATACTTTCGATTGCAGATATACTGAGACTGTCCCAACTCATTTCATCACCAATTGTGATAAGGAAACCTTTTTCATTACGTTTCTCAAAACAATCGATTGAGGTGTGCCTTCCAGCAGCATACCATGCTAGAAGATAACTCTCCCTGCTTTGAGCACCACCGCCACTTTGAATTGCAACACTGGTCAACCATTTGTCAAGTTCCTCAGTACCTGATTCAAATTGACCGATTTGAAGTGGTGTATCAATACAATGGTGGTCATTAATAGCACCGAAAAGTACTTGCGGATGTAGAACACCATTATCAATAATAGTATTCATGAGAGTAGGTAGTTCATTCTTAACGATGTTTTCAGGGATTCTACCCATACTTCCAGTGTCATCAAGAAATACCATTACAGCAAGAGATTCGGGATGTGCATCACTGTCACGTGATTCTCTTACAGTAAGATTCTTAGGAAGCATATCGTTCTTCGCTGACCTTGAGAAAATGTCGTCAGCACTTTTGCTTGCATAACTTTTACTTGCGGACAAGTTAGTATATGCGTCATGTGACCAATCTGAATATCCCATAATTAAGCAGGATTTTCTTCAGTGGTTTCATCAGCAACTTCTTCAGTTGCTTCTTCTGTAGTTTCTTCCGCTACAGTTTCAGTGGTTTCAGCAACTGTCTCAGGTGCTGCGTCCATTTCATTTGCCATTTCTTCGAAAGATTTGGCGTTCTCTTGGTTAATTCCCATAATTTCAATTTTTAATTAATAAATATTTATTTAATGTTTCAGAATACAATTATACGAAAATAATTTTAAATTGTTACAAATCTAACGGATAAAATTTCTTTTCAAACTCTTTTGCAAGTATTTCTCTATATTTTGTATAGTCTTCAACTTCACATTGATGTTTAGTTAAAAGGAAATTTAATATTTTCTGATTAACATCTGCATCCCGCTTCAGTTTAGTACCTGCTGCACTTCTATCACCCAACAAATATAGTGCAATTTTCTTACATAATTCCAAATCAATGTCTTGAGTAGCAATCTTTTTTGTAAAAAGCGTAGTTGGATACCACATTTTATACCTAGCACTAATTGTGTCGGCTTTCTGGTCTAAATGGTTCATATGATAGAACGATGTGATTATAATGCCGTGAGTTTCAGGCACTACGAAGACTGTTGTAGGGTTCATACCCATATGAGAGTACCCGATGTTCCTAAACCACAAGGAAATCTCTAACATCCTACTAAACAACCAGTTAACGTGATGTTGAGGTAATTTCTGTGCTGTGAGTGGAACTGCTCGGTCTTTCAGATTTATTGTAAGCACATCATTTTCAAGCACCATACTTTCTGGCAGATAACGGTGAAAACCTACTGACGCTTTGTCAGTCTTTTGCTTCAATAGGTTGTAATTACTGACAGACTTTTGAATCAGCTTGCGATTATCATCCGTGACAACATATACAAGTTTCTTTTCAAAGACCCTGAAATCACCTGCCTCGTCTCTGTATGGCACACCGTTTTCCAACACATCTTTAAAATAATTTAGTTTTGCCATTGCATTACTTGCATCTGGTTGACCACACATATCTGGGTGAATAAGCCGACTATATGATTTATATAGTGGTTTCCAATCACCATTAAGTATGTCTTGGGGTTTCTCTGCTTTGAGTATCTTCTCAATTAATTCAAGGTCTGTCATTCTTAAAATGTTTTATGTGTAAAAAATCTTTTTATTTTATATGTGGTATTAGGTGTTAAACCACTATAATTATCAGTATGAAAAAAATGGTCTTGTTGATTCAATAACATGTCACTGTCGTCATCAATAATTGCGTAACGATAGAAGTCATAATAATGAACACCAAACCAATACATACAATTATCTTTAAGCCAGAGTGATATATCTGTACCTCTCTCATATCCTGTACGTGGTGTCTTATCTATAATAGTAAAGGTAGCACCACAATATTGGAAAATCCTATTAAGTGTTAGCACATCCCAACTCGCACGCATTGATGCGCTGAGTACAACAGCACTATTGGTTTGTTCGCAGAGTTGATTAAGCCAAGACATTCTATCTGGACACATCTCACTTTTATAATACTCCATTCGACCTATCTCTTTC